GCAAGATTTTTGAGTTATTACTTTAACGAGGATAACAAGAAAGATATTCAAAAAGGTTTACTTGAGTGTGATAGACACTTGGGAAAATACAAAAAACTTTTAGATAACTTTTTTGAAAGTCGTGAGGGTTACAATAATAAGACACTTGCAGAGTATCTAGACGAAAAGGCATACCCTACGAAACACACCGAGCGAGGTGTTCGTTATTATTTAGAATGGTATGCAAGACAAAATCTTGGAAAAAAGATTTATGATTGCGTGCTTGAACAAGGCGATTGTAGTTTTGAGGCAGAGTTATGATGCTTAAACACTTAGATTTATGTAGTGGTATTGGTGGCTTTGCCGTTGGTTTTTCCATGGCAAAGTTATCAGAGCCTATCGCTTTTTGCGACACAGACAAGTTTTGTCAGAAAGTTCTTGCTAAAAACTTTCCAGGAATTCCAATCTATGATGATGTAAAGGAGATCGCAGATGACCCAACAAGATTTATTTCAGAAAGACCAGATATCCTCACGGGAGGCTACCCGTGTCAGTCCTTCTCGCAAAGTGGCAAAAGGCTCGGAACGGAAGACCCTAGATACATCTTTCCGTACTTGCATAAACTTATTGAACAAATCAGACCCACTTATTGTGTTTTCGAAAATGTTTATGGACACATCTCATTGGGACTTGACGAGGTATTGTTTGCAATGGAAAGCATCAACTACCACACGAGGACATTTGTACTTCCGTCTAGTGCAATCGGAGCAAGACACAAACGAGAAAGGTTGTGGATCATCTGTAGAAACTTGGGCGACCCCGACAACTATGGATTCCCTACCACCGAGAAGTGCAGAGGCGACCAAGAAGATGCAAGAGGGACACCGAAAGGGACGGAAGAGACCGAGCAACTTGAGGGAACAAGTCGATCCGAAGACAATGGAGATGTATCCGACCCCTACGACCAAGGGTTTTGGACACGCCTCGGAGGGACAGACAATGATCTTTCGAAAGAAAGTGGAGAGAGGAGAACTCACGGAAGCAGAAGCACAAGCCATGATGAACGGAGTAACCTTAAGACCACCACGAATGGAAGAGTGGAAGTTTCCAACACCGAACTCGGGACTGAAGAAACACAGTTACAACGGAAACAATCAATATTACGAGAAGAGACTGAAGGACGGCAGACAGATCGATCTAGCTCACAAGATTTATCAGATCGAGGGAGATGCAAGACTGAACTGCGATTGGACGGAGTGGCTGATGGGGTATCCTATTGGTTGGACGAGCCTCGAGGAGTCCCAAGAATAATTGTAGATCAGAAAGATCGTGCAAACAGACTCAAAGCATTGGGTAATGCAATCGTTCCACAAAATGCAATGTTAATCGGACTAGCAATCAAGAAAGAGTTGACTTCCAAATAATGTTTGATCTATGTTTGAAATGCACGGAGCAATATCGGGAATTGCTATTTGCCCAGGTCGGAGAGAGACCTCGCCCTTCCACTCTCTTCGACCACTTTATATTCGCCTTCAAACGCAGAGGGGTAATTCTTTCTTATTTCTGCGAGACGACCAACAATTTCTTCACGAGAGAGTTTGTCTAGGTTATGCGTTACATTAGTTTCCCTACGATCAATAGCAAGACCACCGAGTGCAGACCTTATTTTTTCTGCGTTAACGGCTGCCGAAAACTGACCAGATTCTTCTGCACCTCTCGAGAGATCTGCAAACCTTTTCATCTGACCCATCAGAGACACTCCGTATTTCCTTTCGTAATTTTCACGGAGTTCTTTGATGTGTTCAACTACAAGAGGAAAGTCTCTACCATTAAGGAGCAAACTCGCAGTCTTTCGGGCCTGACCTTCAGAGTAACCTGCTTGTCTAGCACATTCAGAATTAGAATTTGTTCCTTCTACAATAAGTTTAGCAAAAGTTTTCTGTCTATTAGTCAATGGCATGACCCCATAGTAGAGTTTCTCCCATATTTTATCAATAAAAAAAGGAAAAAAAATGACGCGGTCGGCTTTAAA